ATGTATTTCCAGGCCTGAATAATTTTGCATTTGCAGCGGCGATACGCTCTTGTTCAGCACGGTATTCAACAGCCTCTGGTGTATTGGCAACTTGCAAATACGTTTCACGATCTAACGCTTCTCCAGTTTGAGGGTTTATGTAAACTAATCCCCCGCCGCCTTTTGGTTTGTTAAATGTATCAATTGTTCCATAATCGCTGGCGCTCTCAATAACCCATTGTTGCTTCAAGACTGGATCATAAAACCTGTCGAGCGCACTAATTCCTACGTTTGATGTGCCCCCTGCTGGTGCCGCACTTGCAGCCTGCTGTGCTGACAACCATTCTTGACCTTTTTGTGCAGCCCAATCGTTTACTTGTTGAACCGAACCTAAACTTGAAACTTCTGCTTTTTCTGCGTCAGACAATTGCCTGCCAAACGCTGTTTGAGCAGCGTCTAGTTTCTGTTGTTGAAGATTTGTCCAGTCAAGGCCTTTTTGTGCGGCCCAGTCGTTTGCTTGCTGCACAGTGCCAAAGCCATAAAGCTGAGCCTTTTCTGCATCCGTCAAGGATCTTCCGAAGGCCTGCCGCCCTGCAAAATCAAGTGCCGTCCGACGAAACACATCTCGCTCTTCCGGGCTAATTTCAGCGCCAAACTGCTGTCGCCAGTAATTAAGACCTTCAGCGTCCGGTGCTCGACCGGCAATGTCTTGATACATCTGGTTGTAGGGGTCTGGCTGATAGCTGATGCCAGCAGGCTTAAAGTAAGACTGAATCTGCTCTGTTGTGATGTCAGGGTTGAAGGTTTGCGCTGCCTTGGCCACATCTTCAACGCCGAGGCCCAGCTTGCCAGCCTGCTGCATCAATTGCGTCGGATCTGACAGGTATGGTGCCAGTTGCTGTGCAAAACCCAAGTATTGATCTTGCGTGTAAGCCATCAGATTGCCCTCGAGTTCACAGCGCCGACCACGGCAGCAGCCCACTCTTGCCAGTCATCAAAATTGTATGGCTCAGGGATTGCTTCATTAGCAAATATATCGATCGCTTTCAGGCCGGCACCCCAAGACTTCCAATCCACATCAGCCAGGGGTACTTGCAGGTTTTGTGCAGCATAAGCTTCGCACATGAGCGCAGCCCAAGACTCAAAGGTGTGATACCGCGGATCATAAACCAGGGCAAAGGTCATGTTGAGTAGCCTCGCACGTCGCCGGTATCAGCATCCACAATGATCTTACCCGTCTGATAGTCGCCACCGGCCACATTGGATACAAACTTTAACCGCAGCATCCTGCGCTGCTCTTTCATGTCAATTTTGCCTGTGCCAGGCGCAAATGTGTAAGGTCCTGTGATCTGATCTGGCTGGTCAGGATAAGGCCTTCCGATGATGTAAAGCTCCATGTCACCGGTTTGGATAAAGTTGGGTTCCAATCGCTCGATGCGCGTCCACTTGTTTTCACCAACAGGTGAGAAGGTTGCAGGACCGCCAGCAATTACACCAAGATCTGACGTGACAAAGTAGCTCTCAATGGCCAGCACATTAGTGCCTTGAACAACGTCCTTGCCAATCTCATGCTCCCACAAGGAGACTTGTTGCATGAGTGAGTCCACGGTAATTTGAAAGTCCGCACCCACACCGTCAAGGGTTGCGGTTAGCTCATCATTCACTGTATAGCCGCTGCCGCGGTTATTGATCGTGACACTGACCACTGACCCATTGATAACAACGATCGTGGCCGTAGCGCCCGTTCCAGTGCCTCCTGTGAGGGTTTGGTATTGATAGGTGTCGTCAGCGTAGCCCGTGCCAGCATCAAAGATCGTGAAACCGTTGATTGCATTGGCCGTGTTGACCTGGTAGCCGGCTTGCACAGGGAAACGAAACACCTGTGAGAAGTAGCCTGCAGAGCGTTGTGCGCCCAAAGCTTCGCCGGTGTCATACCAGACATTGTCACGGACGTTATAAATCACAGCATCCGTGCATTCAGTGGCATCACCTCGAGGGTAGAACCACCACACCTCACCAAAGCGTGGGACCTTGGTTGCCCACACCTTTTGACGCTGAACGTAATTCAGATTGTCAAAGAAATGGTTTTGGTTAAATGTATTGGGAATCTCTTTGGTCACGCCGTTATAGAGCATGAAGCGATCGACACCCGTCCAAAAGTAAATGCCGTCATACTCAATCACACCTGATGACGACAAGAACGATGATTGGCTTGTGATGATGTCATAACGCCAGTAAGTGGTAGCGGCAAAATTTGCCGTGCCTGCCACCCCTAAGCTTTGCGGTGCATAAGACACGCGCACAAGGCTATCCAAGGACCAAAATAGGCCGCTAGGCGCGTTGGAACCACCTCGGACAGGTAAGCCTTGCAAGATCTTGCCCGTGGCCGCATTGACCCGATTAGCGTCTGCTGAGACCCAATCATCAATATCACCTGCTGAGCAGTTCCAAATCAGGCCGTCATTGCCATAAACGAAGACGTAAGGGTGTAATGCAACAACACCGCCTGAGATGGACACCTCATTGTCAAATGTCAGTGTCGTTGTGCTCGAGGCTGTAGCGTTAGCACTCAATGTAACTGTCGTGCCGACGACAGATACCACCGTTGTTGCTGCAGGGATGCCATAGCCTTTAACAATCTGGCCGGCTGCAATCTTAGGATCAAGTGCTGACAGGGTCACAGTGGCTGAGCCGCTGGTAACCGTGCAACTATCCACCGCAAACAGGCCTGCAGCCCATAATGTCGTGCCCGTCAGGGGGCCGCATAAAAGCCTGGTATTGACCTCGGCATCAATGCTTTCAAGATCCTGAGAAGGATGCGCCAAAAGCAGGTTGGTTTGATAGCCGACCGTGTCAGTAAAGGTGTCAAACTGCCAAGAGTTGAAGTCCGACGCAATGAAGGGCGAATCAATCGTTGCAATTTGGACCAATACGCCTGAGCCTGCACCGCCAAGGCTTGAAGCTGCAATCGTAAGGAAGGCGCCCTTCAAAAATCGAATGCCGCCGCTGGTAAGCGTGACTGACGTAACAACGCCTGCAGTGACGACAACCGTAGCTCTAGCGCCTGCGCCGCTTCCCGTGCTCAAAGCATCATAAATCAGCGGCACATTGGTATAAGTTGCGCTGGTATAGCCAGACCCGCCATCAATGAGCGTTGTGGTCAGGATGGGGCCGGCAAACTGATAGTCCACGATACCGCCACCGGCACCGTTGTTGTTGATGGGAACAACCTGCAGCCCATCGTTATAGCCGCTATACACGTTGTTGTAGAGGTTTCTGACCACCACAAACACGCCACGCGATGGTCCTGCTAGGCCATTAACAATCTCACGGTAACCGCCCATTTTTCTGGGCCGTGAGCGATCGCCACCAAACTTTTGGAAGCGTACCCAGCGCCCATCGGTATAGAACTCCTTGTCAAAAAGTGTTCCGTCCCGTTGAATTCCCGCCTGCGTATCAAGCGCGAAGACCTTTTTGGTCATTAGAAGGTGCCCCCGCTAATACCACTTTCAAAGTTGCCCGTGCCCGTAGCTTGCACATTACCTGTAATCGTCAATCCTGTTGCGCTTAAATTAAACCGCTGCGTGCCAAGGATTGAAATGCCAAAGTTGCCAGCGCCAGGCCTGTAAATGCCGGTGTTGGTCTCTGAGCCGAAGTTCAGTGATGGGCTACCAGCCGTGCCGTTAACCAGGCTAAAGGCTGTGCCGCCAGCCTGTGTGGTATTGGCATTCAGTAGGTTCGTGCCGTCGCAAATAAGCGATGCCTGGCCGCCTGCAGGGACCGTGGCCGTGCTTGCACCAACAGCACCTGTCTCAATCGTCAGTGTAAAACCGCCTGCCGTGGTCTGATTGCTGATAACGTAAAAGTTAACCACGGGCGGCACAACAACAGTGACGTTACCTGTCAGGGTGCCGTTATAGATTTGAATGGTATTAGCCGCTTCACTGGCTGTCAGCGTATAAGTGCCCGTTGTAACGGTCTTGGTCAGTACGCCATACTCAAACTGCGTGCTGACACCATAGCCGATCGTGACAAACGTCGTGCCCGTGCAAACGATGAAGGCCGACTCACTAGGAGCAAATGCTTTGGATGTTGCGCCATCAATGAATTCACCGCCCGAGCCATTAACCGTTAAGGTGCCCGTGCCAGCGTTTTTGATCAGGAAGAACCAGTTATTGCCAACCGCGCTTGAAAGTGGCAGGGTGACCGAATTAACCCCGCCTGTCCACACATAAGTCTTGGCGCGATCTGCGTTAACAAAGGCTTGGCTTGCAGTAATCGATGAGACAGGATGGCTCTGATTAAGCGTGGCTCCGACGGCTAAGAGACCTGCGCCTGCAAGAGTTGCAGCATCTGCTGAAGACGTTCCAGCGCCAAATTCGACGTTGGCCCAAGTGCCAAACTCATCGCCGTTATCGGTCAGGTAAATGTACTTGGCAACGCCCGGATCAATTGAAATGATCGTGCTGTCACCGTCATAAGTGGTAACGGTGAATGTGTTGCTGCCAATGTTTCTGATGAGCGCATCTTGGCCTACTGAAACCTGGCTGGCAGGTGGCATGCGAAGCTCAAGGCTTCCTGCCGTGGCATCCACATCCATGATGCGTGCGGCTGGCGTTTCCGTGCTGAGGTTGCCATTGATGGGCCACACCAACTGCAGCGTGGCATCAAGCGTAATCTCAATGTACGAAACATCAGTTGGCTGAACAACGTCGCCAGTAAAGGGGCTTACATAGCTCATGATTAACTGTCCGCAGCGATGGCCTGGCGATCAGCGATCCGCAGCTTATCCTCGGCCATTAGGGTTTGCATGATGGCGTCATACTGCGCTTGCCACACGGGAGTGCGCTCGTCGTTTTTAAGGAATGGCATAGCCTGCAGCAGGGTCCCATAAAGCAGTGCTTGAGGCGCGTAAACCGTAAACCAGTTGGTTTGGTTTTCAGTGCTTAAGGGTTGCACCCTCTCGTAGTAAAGCACCTCAAAGTTATACGCAAGAGTCGGCGTTGGAGCCACAAACCAGTGCGTGTAATCGTAATCACAATAAAACTTGGGGATGTCAGTCTGCGTGGGATCAGGCCAGTATTCACGAAGGTACTCGTACTTTCGCAGCAGGACCGGATAGCGCTTGCCTGCTACCGTGATGTTCATGGAGACTGTTTTGTGCCACCGAGCAGGCTTGTCAATGACCGGGTTGGCCACGTTCATCTGCGCGGTTTGGACGGTCAGGTTGCCAAGGAATTTGATCTGGCTGGCGATGACTTGCTCGGCCAAACCAATGAAGGTGGGAATACGATCGACTGTGGCTGCGTCGGTGCGCTCCAGGTACTGCTGTACGTCCAGTACCAGGTTGTCATAGGTCATTGCATATGCTGGCATCACCACACCTTCTTCTTGATCGATTCGGGCTGGGGCACGAATTGCTTGCCTTGCCTCATGCCTTCACGCTTGGCTCGAGTTGTTGCCGCGTATTCAGAAGGTGTGAGCTTCTCTCGTGCTGCCTTGGGCAAGTAACGCTCGCCGGTTGCCTTGGGTCCTTGAGTGCTGGGTTTGCCACTGCGCGTACCCCAGTCCTCTTTGGTCCACTTTGAGAGCGAATTATCCGCTTTTTTAGGCCCTTTGTAACCCCCGCCTGACTGCTTGTATTTCTGGGTGGCTAACTGCGCTTTTCGGGCGCTCCACTGGCCTGGGTTACCCCCTTTGCCGGAAGCTTTCACGGATGCAACGATGCGCTTCCATTTGGCCGGATCTGACTTGGTTGCTGATGTCATCAATCACCTCTCAGGTAAAGCGATTTTTCAGCGTTACGGCGACGAACCAGGCCTGGCAATACCTTGCCACCACCCATGGTCCATGCCATGAAAGCCTCGGCAGCACCGCTAAAGTCGGCACGGTTGTTTTTCATTCTTATCGTAGACCGCTGGTAATTCCCGACTCCAGCGTTGAACGCAAAACTGACCACAGCGTCGAAGCTTGACTGACGGCCAGCAAGATTAGGAGACATTCGCAGTACACCGCGCTCAAAACGGACGAGATCATCCTCAAAAAGGC